CATTTGATAAAACTTCTTTAAATTTATTAAAAGATGCAGAAATAGAAAGAGCCCGTGAATTATTAAATCAAATTTCTAGTATTAACCCCGAAAGTTTGCCTGAAGCTAAACGAATTGAAGAGCAAATTCGAAAAAGCAATCTAATGGAGGAACTTCTTAAAATACTTACTAGGGAAATTCCAAATCAATTAAAACAAGCGGGTAAAGATTTTGGAAATAAAGTCTCACAAGATTTTTCTTACGCTCTAAATGGATTGCTAAGAGGTCAATCCGAAGATGATATGTCAGTAATGAAAACATTCTTAAAAAGGATGTTAGATAGGACTACAGAAAATGTTCTTGATACATTTATAAAAGGGTTCACTAGTAAATTGACGGCTTCAGTCGGAATTGAAAAATTAGGTGAATCATTATTTGATTTAGGTGCAAGTGTGTTTTCTAAAATAGGTGCTAAATGGAGTGAATTTTCAAGTATTTGGTCAAAAGAAATTGGAACTTTTGATGAGACACTTCAAGTAATTTCTAATTTTTTAGGAACAGATATAAAAACATTTCTAAATTCAATATTCGTTTCAATAGGAGATATTTTTAAAGAAGGCATCGTTGGTGTTTTTGGTATTATTAAATCTATCTTTAAAGATTTTAGATTAGAAGAATTTTCTAGCATATTCAAGGGGATTTTTGATTTAGCAAAATCAGCTATTAAATTTATACCGTCTTTGTTTGGACTTAATTTTGCATCTGGCGGTTTTGTATCAGGTCCTGGAACAGGTACATCTGATTCAATTCCAGCGATGCTTTCTAATGGAGAATTTGTTGTAAATGCAAATGCAACCAGACAAAATTTTGGATTATTAAATGCAATAAATTCAGGTCAAATTAAAAAGCTAGCCGAAGGTGGATTAGTAAATAGTACTATCACACAACCTCCTGCTTTAACCACACCTCCTGCATCAATGTTAAAAGAGTCTTCAAATCAAATTATTAATATAAATATAACTGGTGATATAAGCAAGCAAACTAAAGCAGAAATTTATAAAATGTTGCCATCTATTGCAGATGGTGTTAATTATTACAACAGAGAGAAAGGGTTGAGAGTTTAATCATGTATGGCATCCTAGACTCATCAGGCAATTTACTAGCTAAATTTACGGTACCTTTAAATGTACGTTCAAATCAGCCTGTGACGGTTTCGGATGCCCTTTCACTAAAGAGATTTACTAGCAAATCAACAGCGCATCGATGGGAAATCGAAGCAGGTTTAGAGCCGTTATCTGAAGGCGCTGAAGATTTAATGGTAGAGCTTATGTTGAAAGGGCTTACCGAAACTGTTAATATACTAATGCCTCAAAATTATTCTGTGAAAAATAAAAATGTTTTAAATAGTACAAGTTTACCTTTGGCATCAGGAAGTGCTGGTTCTACTCAAATAAATATAACAAATTTCTTAGGTTTAATACAAAAAGGAAGTTTCTTTAAATTTAACAGTAGTAATATTACTAAAATTTACATGGTGACAAACACAATCAATGCTATGAACTTAGATACGACTTATACAATGAATATTTATCCAAGCCTTAGAACAAGTGTGTCTAGCTTAACATTTAATTTTAGAAATGATGTTATTATACCTTGCTTAATTGATTCTGAAAGTACGCTTGGTATGAATTACACTGATGGTGTTTTAATGTCAATTGACAGAATTAAACTATTAGAACGTCTATGATAAAATTAACGCAAACACAAATAAATATTTTAAATAAACCAAATATTGAAGCTTTCTATTGTTTACAAATTAAAAAGGGCAATACATTTAAAAGACTTTCAACTTACTTTAGAGATATTACTTTAAGTGATGGAAGAATATTTACAGCGAATTCTAAAATAGCTATATTAGATCCACCTAGGATTTCCACACAAGTTGATCGCGAGCAGTATAGCATCGGATTAACAGATCCAGATTTCGAATTTGGATTCTTATCTGAGCAAGGTTTAGTAGGCTGTCCCATTGAAGTTTTATTAGTGTTCATAAACCCTGATACGAATCTTCCTATCACTAATATAAATGATGTACTATTAATGTACAGAGGCCAAATAGATTTTACAAGATATCAAATTGAAACTCAAGAATTAGGAGAAGTAATGTATACAATAAATTGTGCGAGTCCTATTGCTAACTTAGAAGCTACTAAGGCTTTTTATAATAGTAGAAGTTTCATGAGAAATAATATAAATCCATCGGATTCTGCTTTTGATCATGTCTATCAAGGTACTGGAAAAATAAGACTTAAATGGGGGAGAATCTAATGGCGATTTTTACGGCTATTGGAACTGCAATTATAGCTGGTGGTGCCGCTGCCTCAGCCTTTTGGGCAGGGCTGTCAGCAGTAATAACCGCAGCATCAACTATTTACCAAATTACACAAGCTAAAAAAGCAAGAGCTAAAGCAAGAGCAGCTGCAGAAGCTAGAAAAGGCTTTGAAACAGTTACTGAAACAGAGGTGGTATCATTGCCAATTATATATGGTAGAGCAAAGGTTGGAGGTGTCCGTGTATGGGCTCAAACCGCCAGTACTTTAAATGACATGCTACCTACGATTCAAGATGTAGATACTATAGGAAATGGTTTAAATGGCACTCAAACAGGTTCTAAAAATGAATATTTATTAATACAGCAGGCAATTTGCTTAGGGCCAATACACAAATTTTATGATTTTGTAATTGACGGTAATTATCATTACAATGACAGCAACTATAAACATATTCATGCGGAATGTCATGGTAATGGTGGAATTAATTCTAATGTAACTAAAAATTTTGCAGAGCGATCTTCGGCACTCTTTACAGGGGTGGCTTATTCGAATATTTTTACAAAGATAGATCGAGATAATCCAGCTGAAATACCTAACGTTAGTTTTTTTATAGAAGGTCGTAAAGTTAGATCTATAACACGGTCGGGATCTGTTAATAATTATTCTTATGCTATAAATTCCAGTAGGACTTACTCAAATAATCCGGCGCTATGTCTATTAGATTATCTTTTGGAAGATACGTCGAGTTTTGTTTTAAACACTAGTACAAAAGCTTTAGATATATCTGAGATCGATTTAGAATCTTTTTATAATGCATCTTTAGTGTGTGATAGAATTGTACAACAAAATGTTTTAGTTGGAGGTAAAATTTGGAGACCAACTAACGAAATAAGAAATGTTTCTCGAAGAAATATTCCATTATATGAATGCAATATTATTTTAGATACGTCTAAACCTATAAGAGAAAATATCGAATCAATACTTTCTACAATGGGTGATGCTAGACTTATTTGGTCTAATGGTAAATATAAATTAAGCTTACAATACCCTGGAGCAAATTGAATGATTAATTTAATTAATAATGCCCTAGCTTTATTAACTGGGTTAAATACAGGATCGACTACTTATAGTAATAATAACTTAAATTTAGCTGCTTCTTTTACGGATGATGATTTATTTGCAGGAGAGCAATTTAATGTTTCATGGCCTGATAGCAGTTCAAGACTAAACCATTGTGTAATTAGATTTAGCAATGAAGCTGAAAATTTCGTAGAAGACTCTGCAGAATGGCCTCCAAAAGCTAATGGAGTTATCAAAAAAGGCATTGGTGGAACATATTACAATCAACAGTCAGGTTGGGATGAAGCTGTCAATACTTCAGCGAATAGATTATTAAATTCCCTTGCAATTTGGTCAGGTGAAGCCGGAGATGGCGCAGATGGTACTCGATCTTTTACATGGAAATTTTCACCAGAAGCATCGGGTGATTACAGTTTAACATTTACTGGTGATGATAGTATAACTATTTCTATTTCTGGGCCAGCTGGGACTGTATATTCAGGTTCTGTTGGATATCCTAATGTAGGTCAGGTTAATAGTAGTATATATCTAGATTCTAATTCTGTATATACAATAAGTATTTCTGGAAATGATACTGGCTCACTTGAAGGCGTAGCTGCTAGATTATATTCTAGTAGTTTAGAAGTATGGTCTACCAGATCTCCAGCTTATACTGATATTCTAATTATAAATAATTCAAACGCTGTTTATCAAGCTTTATTAGCTGAAGACAGTGGTGTAGAACTTACCGAAGATATTTATGCAGAAGGTATATGTGATTATTACCATGCTTTAGCAAAGGCTGAAGAGCTTGTTAGAACCAGTAGAACAGCATTTACAGTAGACTTTAAGTACATTGTTAAGCAAAATTTCTTAGAACCAGGTGACTATATAAAAATAAATAGTGAACGATTAAGTCTTCAGGATTTATACTTAAGGGTTAATGAAATAAAATATGAAGCTAGCGCTATTTGTACTGTAAATGCTACGAGATTTGATTGGACACAGTTAGCTTGGAATGTTAAAGATGACCAGCTAATTTTACCTGAAAATCTTTATAATTTTGAAATTGATTCGCCTACAAATGTCACTTTGAATAGCGCTGACACTACATTAGAAGGTACAATTGGTAAATTATCTTGGAGTGGTGTATTTAGTGAAGTTACTGGATATATTGTATATATCGCACCTGTAGTGAATAACCAAATTGGCGAATATCAAGAGATTGGTAGAACAAATAATACTTACTTCTCAGTACCACCTTTTAATTATATTAATGTAGCTTTTGGTGTAAGATCTTATACTACATTAGGTAAAAAATCAAATATTGTGAGTACAGGTATCTTACAAGTAACTCAAAATTATAAACGTGATTTAACAATTTCTTCGAATCATTTAGTGTTTATTCAAGAAGCATACACAACTAATTTTACCACTCCTTCAATTGTTTTAACAGCAGTTGCTAGAGGTTTTTCGAATCCTACTTATCAATGGTATTTAAACGATCAATTAATATCTGGCAGCGCTCTTAAAACGCTTCAAATTGAACCTTATTTAGGTGCTCCAAGATATTATAAAGCTCGTGTTTCAGAGTTTAAGCCGGGTGTGGAAACAGCTACTGAAGTATTAGAGTACACTGTATTAATTCAATCTAGAAAAGAATCTATTAGAGCTACTATAAATACCAACCCTTCATTACCACCATCTCCGCCTACTAACTTTAATATTACGGCTTTGTATAATTCTATCAGGATGACCTGGACAATACCAACTTACACTGAAGGTGGTGGACATGGTTATACAGATGTTTACTACGCTCCAATGACCAATTCTTTTGAAAATTGGACAGCGATTCAAACAGGTCTTACACAAGCGGTAAACAATCAGACACCTGGTAGTACAATATTTAAAGAAGTCTTTAATGGTAGGATGCTCGGGGATATTGATAATTCGAATTCTGTAACAAGTACAGACGTAACAATTATTACGAATTTTCTAGCGGGAACTGCTACTGAAGCGCAACAGACTTATATAAACCAAGTTTTAAGACCTCAACTGCAAACTGATATAACTGGAAAATATAGCGCTTATTTTAATTATAATACACAACCAGCATTGACAACTTTATTAAGTTCTTTAATTAAGATCTCTTCAGTCGAGGGTAATACAAATAGTTATATATTCAGTGGTGACCCTAATACTAATTATTTATTTGCATTAAAAGAAGTGAATAAAGAAGGTGTAGAATCTACACCTTTCTCAAATAGATTAGGTGCGTTAACAAGTCCTAATAGCACAAAATTATTAGAAACATTATCGTCTAAAATAGATTCGACTCAATTAAGCACAACTCTGAATTCTAGAGTTAATTTAATTGATGCCCCTACAACAGGTTTAGTTACAAAAGTATCGACATTAGAAAATACAACAACCAGTCTTTCTAGTTCTGTAACTACACTGTCAGCTAGAACAAATTCAGTTGGTCAGTACGGCGAAGGATTTTCAGCATATCGAACTTTTAACTTTGATTCTACAACTGAATCTTTTTCAATCAGCAATGCTACGTTAAGTTGGAGAGGCTCTGTAAATTCATTAGAAATTTCTAACACATCTGGACTTGCTATAATATTAAGTAAAACATTTACAATTTCTGAGAGATTTGATGGACAATACGCACCTGTAATGAGAATGCGTATTAAGAAAGCTTCAGGAACTTCAAATATTGGCTGGCTAGGCGAATTAAGATACACTACAAACAGTCATTCAGCTTCTACAGCTTATAGAAAAATTATACCATTACCTACAGGTGTAGTTACGAACAGTTCTGGCGTCACTGATTGGTTTATAGCTGAGTGGGATATGTCTCAGCTAAATAATGGAGGTACCGATTGGATTAATAGTGACATTTATGGAATTTCACTATATTTATACCAATCTGCTGGCAACACATGGTATATTGATTGGATTGCTTTTGGAACTAAGTCTGTAAATATCTATCAAGCTTTATACAATCAAGAAGTAATTACAAGAACTGAAGCAGATAACTCTTTAGCACTTGAGGTGGTAACAATTCAAAGCAGCCTGAATGATATGAATGTTTCTGTACAACAGAAAATGACAACAAGAGCTGAAAACGGAAATCTCATAGGAGCATACTCTTTAGTTATTGATAATAATGGTATCCTTAGTGGCTTTGGTCTCGAAAGTGAAGTTAACACTCAAACGGGTGCAAGTCAGTCTATTTTTGGTGTAAATGCTGATAAATTTTTTATTGCAAATCCAACTGCAACAAATACTAGAGTAAAACCATTTATTGTTGCAGATGGCATTGTATATATTGATACAGCACGTATTCAAGATGGTTCAATTGCAAATGCTAAAATTGGCAATTTATCAGCAGACAAAATTACATCTGGTTTTATTAGTGTAGATAGAATTACTGCAAACTCAATCACGGCTGCTAAAATTAACTCAAATGGTTTAAGTATATATTCTGCAGATGGGCAAACTTTACTATTCAATGCAGGTTCTGCAACACCTATATCTTATTCTCAAGTTGGTGGAACTAAACCTCCTACTGATGCAATTTCAGCAAGTGCAAGGACTGTTTTATCTGGCGGCGGCGGCTTTGCAGCAGGCAGTTTAGACTGGAATTCAAGTGGTATTCGTACTTCAGGCTCTGGTATTGGATTTACTCAAAACGGTATTGCAGCTTACAATGCGAACGGTAATGTAACTTTTAGTTTAAATGCAACTACAGGTGCTGCATACTTTGCAGGTACTCTAGATGCAGCTTCAGGTACTTTTGGCGGTTCTCTAAGTGCGGCTACAGGTACTTTTTCAGGATCTTTAACTGCAGATGCAATTAATGCAGTTAATACGATTAATATAGCAAATCAAGCAGTTACAATCCCTTCGTCTTCTTATACTACATCAGCATCAACATTTACACAAGGTACTGTATGGCATGATGTTCAAACTTTAACATATACATCTAGCGGAGCCCCAACTCTTGTTACTTATTCATTTACCTATAATGGCACTGGAACTGGCTCTAACAGTTTAATGAATGTTAGAATAATTAGAGGTACGACTGAAATTTATTTTGCGGCTGTAAGTCTTGGTGAAAACTTGCCGCTATCTGCTTCAGTACTCGATATTAACACAACAACAGGCTCTCGAACTTATAAAGTCCAACTGAGTGTTCAAACTAGCTTTGGCTCTATGACTGTCACAAATAGGTCTCTTACAACTCTTGAGGTTAAAAGATGATTAGCGCTATAATTTACAATCTAGCTGATGGGCGAATAGAAAAACAAATTCAATGTTTATCAACAGATGTTGTTTTGAATATTGTTGAGGGCCAAGGTTGGCTGCCATATACAGGTGCAATTCTAAACAAAAAAGTAGCTAACAACAGTGTAGTTGACATGACTGCTGAAGAAATAATCGCTGAGCAAGGACCTATTGCATGGCTGATAGTTCGTCAAAAAAGAAACGCGCTACTACAAAAGTCCGACTGGTTACTTTTATCAGATGTACCTTTAAGTTTAGAACGTAAACAAGAATGGGTTATTTATCGTCAACAGCTTCGTGATATTACTAATCAATCAGATCCGTTTAATATTGTATGGCCAATACCACCACAATAGAAAAATTAAAATTAACAGATATTTCTTTTTGTGTTAATTTATATTACAACTTAAATGATCATTCTTTTGTAAATGTCGATAAAAATAAATGTCTTAAAAGTATGACTGATTTATACTTTAGAAAATCTTTTATGAAAATTCTAAAAAAGAATGATAATATAATCGCATTTATAGTTGCAGTTATTGACAAGCCCTTGCATAATAATGAAGTTGGTTTAGTGCAAATCTATTATGCTTGCTCTGAAAAAGGTTTTACGGCATATAAATGTGCTGTTCAACTTCATGAAGAACTCATTAAAGAAGGCATTAAACAAAAGCTTGATTTTGTGTTATCTCAAGGATCTCATATGGATCCTGAATTTATCTTTACAAGAATCCTTGAAAATAATGGGTGGGAGAGACGCGGCCACGTTGCCATGCGCAGGCTCCCCCGGCAGGGTAGCAGGTTCCCCCGGCAGGGTAGCAGGTTGGACCACCTTGACACTTTTCTCAGCAAGTAGTACCAGGGCCATGGGGTGACCAGTGGCGTCACCTCGGCCCGCTTTTTCGCATTTATTTTCAGAGTTTTGGAGGTAATGAAATGTCAAGAACAATTAAAGACAAACCAAGTTCATTGCTTTATAATACAGAAGAAAGAAATAAACCTAAACTGAAGAAGCATAAAGATACTGAGTATCATTGGATGACTACACCAATGTGGTGGGTTAGACTTATAATGAATAGACCTCAGCGTGCACAAAGTCATATTCTCGAGAAGCTTGCTGTTGGATTAAAAGATTTAGAAGACTTTGATTTTAGAGATACTCGTAAGAAACCCTTTGTGTATTATTCGTGAAAATATTTGTTTAGCAAACCCGTTAGATTAACCCAAGGACGCCCCCCTCTTAATGTATCATTAGGTAAATGTAGTTAGTTATACAATCATTAATAAGGATAAATATGCTACCAGCGATCCTGCAGCCCTTAATTGGTGCTGGTTTAAATTTAATCGGAAACGCAGTCCTTGCAAAAGGTAAGGACTGGGTAAAAGAGAAAACTGGAGTAGATGTAGATAAAGCTTCTTTAAGCCAAGAAGATCTTTTAAAATTACAACAGTTTGAAATGGAGCACGAAGAAGAGCTCTTAAGATTAAAGCAAGAAGATAATAAAATTAATGCGGAACTTGAAAAGGCCTACTTAGCTGATGTTCAAAATGCTCGTAATTTACAAGCTGCCGCATTAGCACAATATGATGTTTTCTCGAAAAGGTTTATTTACTATTTAGCAATCTTCTGGTCTATGTGCGGTGCTATTTATATTGGATTCATTACATTTGGCACTATTCCGCAAGACAATATAAGATTTGCTGATACAATATTGGGTTTTTTGTTAGGTACAATAATTAGTCAAATCTTACAGTTCTTTTATGGTTCTAGTAGATCTTCTCAAAACAAAGACGAAACGTTTAAAACTATCGTTAACAAGGTGAAAGAATGACACTAGGACAACATCAAGAAGCATTTGCAAAAGATTTAGCAAGGCTGCTTCAAGAAGCCTTTAAGTTAGGCTATGAGGCTCGATTAGGTGAGCTTCAAAGGACTCCTGAACAACAAGAGATTTATATCAAAACCGGAAGATCTAAAACAATGGATTCAATGCATTTGAAGAAATGCGCCATTGATATTTACTTTACGAAAGACGGTAAGATTGTTTACCCAGAAGAGATCGGAAGATTCTGGGAAAGTCTTAGTCCATTAAACAGAGCAGGAATGTTCTGGAAGAAATTTAAAGATGCTCCGCATTACGAAAGGAAATGTTAATGATAATGATTCATATCAAAAAGCAAGAAACTTTTAAACCTTGCAAGGGCTGTCCTACACCGACGAAGTGTAAAGCAGCTGGAAAATGTCTTAAAAGTAAGTAATAATTAACCCCGCTAATGCGGGGTTTTATTTTGGAGTAAGTATGCCGTATAATCCTAATAGAAAACGTGATTATAAAAAAGAGTATCAACAAGATTTAAAGACAGGTAAATCTGGTCCTGACAGCAATCAACATGAAAGACAAAAGGCAAGGCGTCTTTATGACTCTCTTGAAATAAAAAGAGAGGGAAAGCATATCGATCATAAGGTGCCTATAAGAAAAGGCGGAAAGTCTGTCAAAGCTAATTTGAGATTACGTGACCCTAAACTTAATTCGTCTGACAACGGCAAATAACTCAACGGGTGTCCTTTCGAAAATAATAGTATCTTATATGAAAGGAGCTCTGTATGAGATTTATTATCATATTGCTTTTGATGTGTCCTTTAGATTTAGACTATCAAAAGAGTTTTAAAGATCTTAAAGGTATTCCTAAAAACCAGCTTGATTGTCTTGTCAAAAATATATATCATGAAGCTATCGGCGAAGGCGTTGTTGGCATTTTGATTGTAAATCAAGTAGTGTTTAATAGAACTAAAGATGAAGATTATTGTTCAACTATCTTTAAAAAGAATCAATTTTCTTGGACACTGTACAAAGAAAAGAAAATTGCAAAAGAAACTTATGATTATCTAGCGATGTTAACTTTAAATCAATATAATGGATTGCTCGGAATACCTTTAAAATTCGAAAATGCTACGCACTTCCATGCTGATTATGTGAAGCCCTACTGGAGAAAGAAACTTACTTACTTAGGGTCTTGGAACAATCATCATTTTTATAAAGAATAATTGCGGAAAAATCGGTATCTTATATGATAAGCAAAAGCTTATAGTCAAACCTCAACCAAAGGAGATTTCAAATGAGGTATTTCAGAATACAACACGGCAAGCATGTTGAAATTACTGAAGCATGCTTTGATGAGATTGTTTCCAAGTTTGACTTGAGTGTGTGGTGTACAGGAAATGCTTGGTACTGCAAGTGAAACTGACGAGGCTTAACTAGCCGAAACCTAGGCCCTTCGGGGCCGATGGTCTTTCACAACTGAATCTCAACCAAAGGAGTTGACATGGCGCTCGTGAGATCAGATGAAGTTTCCTGCAGGTGGAATTATATCTTTATCAACCATGATAATATGGTTGAAGTGACAGGTCTTGGGATTTTCAACTATAAGCAATTCTTTGCTTTGGTTGATGCGTATCCCGAAGATTTTCCTGGAGATATAATTCTACGCTTGGTAGAAGAACAACAACAAGTTATTAGATCTTTCATGAAAAGAGCAGTGACAGATTGCACGAGAAATGAATTGCTTCATCTTGTTGAAAAACAAGATGAAGTAATAAAGATGCTAGAAAAGAAATTTTGATGACAAGACCTAGGCATGTCGTTAAACTGCTTTTCAACAACACTGTTTAAAGGTATTTTAAAGTGAGCAATGAACTTGTGTCTGTAGAGCGTGCTATCATCCGTGTAAAACGAAACTTAGCACAGTTAGAGCGTCAAAAACGAAGAGTAAGCCTAAAGGAGTGGTTAGATAAATTTGACTCGGCCTGGGAGCAAACCAAGCTTGAATTAGAAGATCTGATGACTCTGAAAGCTTTTGTGAATCTTTCAACAATCTGAAAGGACTTTAAATGGACTTCATCGAAAAAGAAATTAAGGAAAATGGGTATGACTATGTCGCACTCATTATGTTTCTTGTGTCTTGCTTCGCAATGTTTAAAGGGTGGATTTGATGGCTGCAAATATTTCTCTTGGATACGTCTCGAAAATTATCGTTACGCCTCAAGAATTCGAATTGAGCAATCCTGACGGAACTCATTCGAAATTTTCAGGTATGAAAATTGAATTTTTAGATGATAACGGAAAAGAGCTCATTCAAATGAATGCTCTGCCCGAAATCGCCAAAAACAAACCAATCAAGTTTGAAGTGGCAGAAACGAAGTTTATCAAGGCTTGAAAATTAGGGTTATTATGAGTAACCCTATTTTTTTTTTTTTTTGAAAAAAACTCAAATGAAAACCTCAGGTAATGAAGAACAAGCGACAACCGAGAATAAAGTTACATTTAATTCTTTAAAGATTGGCGATAGCTTTATCTATGAAAAAGACAAATTCAAAAAGATAAGCATAAACATGGCAAGAGAGCCCAATTTTCTAGGAACAGGCAAGTTTAAGCATTGGTGTTTTCGTCCTGATGATCTTGTAACCAAACTCAATTAAGAGGTGTAAAATGAAATCCAAATACATTGTATTCGACAATGCATATTCATTCTTGATCTTTCCTGAAACGATGGGACATGACATCGTTGCAGATAGACTCGGACTGAAGCGCGAACAAATCCAAGGAGCTGGTTTCGTAAATCTGCTTGATGACAAATATTTTTGCTACGGCGAAAGTGTTAGTCTTAACATTTGCTCTCGGAGAAAGGAAGACTCCGATCTGTTGAACATGTTCAATGGTTCTTTCTAGAAGTATTGGAATGCTTATTTATGAAGCAATCGAGGAGCTTTCTCATAAAGACAAATTAAGAATTATAAAAGACTTCGAAGAATTCAAAGAAAAAGGTGTAATTGGGACCTGCTTTTTAAGATCGTTTGCAAGCGACTTAAACAAAAGGCTTCAATTCTCCTACGGCATAGTGGCATTGATGGAAACAGTGGCATTTGCTACTTATCGCAATATTGCATTGTCAGTGTTAAACGAATATCACAGGTTCAATGGCGACGACAGCGAAGAGTCGTTTCACAAGCGGTTAGAGGAAGATCTACGTCCCATTTCCAAGGAGGCACCATGAAAGACCGATACGAAACCCACCTGTTTGATGATGGCACCGAGCCCACTGTGTGGGCACGCTCCGGATATCGTGCGCTTGGCACGGACCAACAGGGGCGCTATCCCGAGGCGGCGGAAGCCACCACAGACATCGGCCAGGACGACGACCTGAATGGCTTCGAGTTCGGGGCACTTTTGATGCTCGCCGTTGCGGTCGCCGTCACGGTGGTCGTCGGCGCTTTGACGCTGTTGGGAGGTGGGGTATGACCACACTACGTGAAGCCGCCCAGCAGGCGCTGGAGTCGTTGGAGGCAACGCATTACGACGTTGGTTCCGCTGAAAAACAGCGATTGCAGGTTATGGACGCCATCACCGCCCTCCGCGCCGCGCTGGCGCAGCAGGAGCAGGCAACTGTAAAGGAATCCTTACCAGTTGGTCAGGAGGAGCCAGAAGGGGGGTGGCAATCTGCCCCCTCCCCTCAAGTGACGCAGCGCATTGCAGACATGCCCATGTCCGAGTACCGGCGTGGCGTGAACGATGGGTTCAAGTTGGGATTGCGAGAGGGGCGCATCAAGGCCGAGGACGAGATGCGGGAGCAGCCGGAGCAGGAGCCGGTGGCGTACAGTGTCCAATCTCCCGATGATGCGAAACGTAACAGAATCACCCCATCACTGGTGACTGATACTCGGTTGGAGTTGGAGGAATACCTCGGCAACAGCGAAACCGCAAAGCACATCGTCCCCCTCTACACCCACCCACCCCGCCGCGAGTGGCAGTCGTTGAGTGAGGGGGAGGTCGCTTTCTGTCGTTTTGAGGCGCGAGTCGAAACGGGGCCGTTCAAGAGGGACGGAACGACGACCACCCGCCTCGCCCGGGCCATCGAGGCCGCACTGAAGGAGAAGAACCAATGAGCCAACCCAAAGTTCTATTCCTTGCTGATGTCATTAAGGCGGACCCCGCAAGCAAAACACATCACGACGAGGCCGCAGCCGAACTGCGTCGGCTGGTTGCCGAGAACGAGCGCCTGCATCAGATCAACCACGCGCATGAGATGAAGCTGTCGGTGCGCGGGTACGAAATACAGATTGCGGATCTGAAAGCAGCCAACCTCAAACTCGCTGGAGCCATCGACATGATCCGCGAGACGCTGAAGGGTGGCAACGTGGACGATCTGCTCTACATCATCAACACTGCTCTTGCGGAGCATAGGAGCGCGGTATGACCACATGGCACAAAGGCCCGCCGCCTAGC